CTTTCCCAGAACAAGATTGAAAGCCTGCAGGCAAAGGTGGCAGAGCTTCAGGGACAGATTAACATGTGCGGTGTGGTGCGCTATCCGATGCAGACCACCTACACATCCGGCGGTAATCCCTTCTGCAACTGCAACTGTAACTGCGGCATCTGAGGAGGTTCCTATGGCAAGCCTGATGTATACTGCTGATACGGCAGTGACCGCCGGCATTCCCTCCGGCAGCACTCTGTCACCTGGCAGCATCTACCGCAAGGAAGGCTGTGCTATCCAGCTGAGCGGCGAGAATGTGCTGCTGCGTTCGCCTGGCTATTACCTTGTGTATGCTACGTTCACGGTGCTGCCCTCTGCATCTGATGCCGTGATTATACAAGCGCTGCAGGATGGCGTGGCGATTCCCGGTGCTACGGGCAAGTACACCGGATCCACTGCCCATACAGTACCCATTGCGTTTATGGTTAAGAATTCCTGCTGCAAGGCTGCATCCATTATCTCCTTTGAGATCACTGCAGCCACGGCCGGTACAACCATTACCCAGCAGACGGGTGCTGTCAGCGTTGTAAAAATCTAAAATCTACTATGTACAAACTATGTACAGTTCCACGTGAAACATAGATAATATCTAACTGTGCAGGTTGTATGGGGTTCAAGAGGCCGAGAGTTCAAATCTCTCCACCCAGACCAAGAAAAGCCAGATTTCTTCGATGAAATCTGGCTTTTTCATTTTTGGCTTTTCAATCCAAATTGCCTCAAATGGCTACGAATGGCAACCTACTATGTACAAAACTATGTACAAGATTTAAAGCTGATTGATGATGGCGGTGAGCTCTTCCTCACGGGAATGCTGATAGTGTTCCGTCATGTTGGGTGAGGTGTGGCCCATGAGCCTGGATTTATCCAGTGCCTCGCCTGCCTTGGTGGCTTTCAACATGGTGGCAAAGGTATGGCGGCAGGAGTATGGCATGAGGTCATGATGGTCCTCGTCCTGGATTCCCAGGCGGGCAAGCTCCTTATAGAAATGATGGTCCCTCCAGGCTTTTGCGGATGGAACATCCACGGCAAACAGTAAATCCTTTGAGCGCTGATAGAATCTGTCTACCAGCGGTTTTATTTTTTTGGAGACCGGGACGATTCGGTTTTTGCCTGCCTCCGTCTTGGCACCGCCGCGGATCACCTTGCCGTCATAGGCATCCTTCGTGATTGCGAACAATTCCACGGGACGGAAGCCCGTATAGCAATCGATGGCAATGAGGGCGGCTTCGTCATCGCCTGCCAGGGCAACGTCCAGTATCTTCTGCAGCTGCTCCGCAGTGAACGGGGTGTAGCTGTCTGACTCGTCACCGGACCCTATCCATATGTGGGATGCGTAATTGTAATGGATAATTTGTTGTTCTGCGGCATATTTGTAAAGCTGGGTGCCCAGGGCTTTCATGTTCTGCCTGGTGCGCTTGCCCTCCACGGCATCCACGCACTGCTGCCAGTCTTCCGTGGTGAGGGTGGCAAATGGCATGGTGTAGATGGGTTTATAGTAATTGAATGCCGCACGGTAGCAGTTAATGGTGGAATGGCTGACGCGGTCCTTGTGGCGCTCCAGCCATTTCGTATAGAGCTGTGCCATGGTGACACGATGCTCTTCCTCCCGCTTTTCCACAGGGGTGTTGCACCATAGATAGGCTTCTGACTTGGTGGCGAATCCGCCTTTTGTATTTTCATACTTTTTGCCGTCCGCGAAGGTGACCTTCTTTGCCGTCCAGGTGGACCCGCGTTTATAGACGGTGCCCTCCCCATTGGAGCGCCGCCTGCGGTAGGGACGCTTCTCCTGGCGTACCCCGCAGTAACAGCAGAAGATGGCGTCATCCGGTATCAGCTTTTCACACTTCTTACAATTCATTCAAAGTATTCTCTTTCCAAATCACTGTAATCAATGTACACGCCGTTTTCTTCGGCCCGTTCTTCCATCTGTCCATAACACTGGTCAAAGCCATGCTCATAGCCAGTCTGGTAGGCTTCTGCATAGATTTCCTTTTGCTTCCACCTGGAATGTAAGCAGATGAATACCAGCGCAATCACAATGCCGAGGATCCCGTAGCGGACGCATAACCTGATGCCGTCTAAATGGCCACGTTCATAGACTGCCTGCTGCGGTTTGTCCAGAGAAAAGAAATAATCCTGGTCCATATTGCCTCCTTAAAAATTACGCTGCAGGGATACCACCTTGCCATAGATGCGGTCCATGGCGGTGAAGGGGATGGGGCCGTAGTTATGGTTGAGGGATAAAAGCTCACAGGAGCCATTGTCATTGACATGGAATTTCTTGACCACTCCGTCCCCGGATTCCCCAAGGATGGCGATGCACATTTCCCCTGACTCTACCACCGGCTGCAGGCGGACCACCAGGCGGTCACCCTCCAGCAGGAAAGGATACATGGACGTGCCATGTACTTCCAGGATGCGGTAATCCTGCGGATTGTTGTGCAGCAGGCTGATGTCCACCGGTTGGAATTCCCCTGTATAGGTTTCTTCTGCCAGCATGCCGAGGCCTGCACGGACGGAACCGATGACGGGCATGAGCACCATGGCGCCCATGGCGGCGCTGGTGAGCGGGACATGGGGCTCCTCCGTGACGGGACTTTCGGTTTTTTCGTTATCGTAAAAATAATCCGGTGAAATGTCAAAATACTCTGCGATGAGTTTGATAGTGGAAAACTTTGGCTCTTTTCCCTTCTTCCAATTGGATACGGCGGACCTGGTAAAGCCCATGCTCTCCGCTGCCGTAGAAGGGGACACGCCTTTTTTCTGGCATGCAGCAATATACCTTTCATAGAAAGACAACATTGGACAATAGCACCTCACAACATTTAATTCATAATTTGTTCATATCCGCCCTATTGCCATTAGATGTTGTCTGATGTATACTAAAGACAACAGGAGTGGCATCTAATGGCAGATAGAGGCGTTAAGTGGCATTAACATCTTATCACATTGGTTGCCCTCCGTCAATTCAACAGGAGGTTGCATATGGCAAACATTGAGGAACTGAAGACCAGTGACAAGGCGTTCCTGGATGCGGCTGACATTGCCCCGTTTCTACGGTGCGATGCCCAGGACATCCGTAGTCAGGCACAGTCGGACCCCAGGAAGCTGGGCTTCCCTGTCTGCGTGGTGGGCGTTCGGGTCAAGATACCGCGGGATGGCTTCATCCAGTGGTACATGGGAGGTGGCAGCCATGACCGGTGAACTGCTGTGGAACGTGACCCGCACGGTGGCGGTGATCGTGTGGACGCTGCTCTTCCTCGCCTGCCTCATCGTGATGGCAAGGAATGACCTGATGATGCGGCAGATGCGGCGGCGGGCAGAGACCATGCGCTGCAAGGCACGGAAGCGGGCCACGGATGAGACCAGGGATGCCTGGAACGGCCTGTACCAGCAGAGCTGCCATGACTATGAAAGAAAGCTGGACGAGAAGGATGCCCACATTGAGGACCTGGAAGCGGAACTGAAGAAGCTTAAAAAAGAACTCGCCTTCTGGGAGAGCATCGCTTCCCGGCTGAAGCTTTCCAGCGTGAGGGAACAGGCATGACGGTGGAACTTGTGTACAAGATGAAGGTGGACAAGTACCGCGTGTACTCGTCCGGTGACTCTCCCTTCTGCCTGCTTGTAGAGGAGGATGAGCCGTTTACGGAAAGGATCAGTGTGAGCGTTGACAATGAAAGAGGTGCCCTGCCCGTGCAAGAACTGCACAAAGCGGACAAAGACCTGCCACGGCACATGCGAAGAGTACAAAGCTTTCTTCGCGTATAGACGGTGGCTCAATGAACAGAAGGCTGCCGATTATGAGAACATCACCATCTTCAAATCGAGAGGCTTCATGAAGGCGATGAAGCGGCAGCACCTACGGAACATGAAAGGAAGATACCGATGAAGTATTTTGATCTTAAAGAATGGCGGCATGGGCACTGCGTGAACCGTGTGGAAGCGGTGGAGGCACTGAAGCCCATTTTCCCCGGCATGGATACGGACCTGATGGCCAAGGCCGAGGAGCCGTACACCTATGGCGTGGCGCTCATCAAGGAAGCAGAGGCGGTGCTGCGGGCCCATTACAAGCTGCGGCCCAGCGTGGGACGGGACGGCCTGCCCCGTGACAGCAGCGGGCACAAGTACACGGAGCGGATTCTCGTCCGGATGCCCGTGGCGATGAAGGTACAGCTGAAGGGCATGATACGGCATATGGGCTATGAGACCATGCAGGACTACCTGTATGACCTGCTGCTGGAGGAACTGGACCGCTACCGGAGCGAACAGGTGATAGAAGAACTTGGTGTGGAACGGAGGATGTTTTATGGATTGGATTAACGGAAAGATGGTATCCCTGTCCTATGACAGGAACAAGATGGTATGGGTGCTCTCCATGCGCGTGAACAAGGGCGATGACCTGGAGAAGGCCAGGAAGCTGGCGGTCCGCCTGAAGGGCCGTGAGACAAGGCTGGGTTATGAGACGGAAGAGGAGGAAAAGAAATGAATCAGATCTTCTTTATCGGGAACCTGACGAGGGACCCGGAGCAGCGCTCCCTGGTGACGGGAAAGAGCCTGGTGGAATTCAATGTGGCGGTGGACCGCAACTATTCCAAGGGAGAGGACCGCAAGACGGACTACTTCCGCTGCGTGGTGTTCGGGGAATTCGGCAAGACCTGCATGAAAGCCCTGTACAAGGGTGCCTATGTGTTTGTCTGCGGTGAATTACAGCCCTATCTTTACACCAGGAATGACGGCGGGCAGGGCGTCACCCTGAACGTGACGGCGGAAAAGGTGAAATTCCTTTCCCCACGCAAGGACCGTGATGGCGGCACTGCGACCACGGCGGAAGCGGGCATGGACCAGTTTACGGACCTGGATGCCGGGGACATTCCCTTTTGATGGAGGACGCCATGAGGAATAGCATTACCTTATCGGATGACCTGTGGGAGATCCTGCTGGAACTGGAGAGCCCTGACCTGTGGGACATGGTGCGGTGCCTGCTGCTGTGCCGGGAAGACGAAAAGGAACCGGACTTTGACGGTGACAGCTCCCTGCAGGTGGTGTACCTGTTGACCCGATATGCCACCCACCTGGAGCACCGTGTGCAGCGGATGGAAGAACTGCTGGAGGAAATGGAGGCCGTCCATGGCGGAACTATCGAGGGATAATTACGTGCAGGTGTCCGGCTGGATGCTGCAGGACCTGGGGCTGAAGGGCAACGAGTTACTGATCTATGCCATCATCTACGGCTTCAGCCAGGACCGCAAGAGCTCCTACTTCGGGGACCAGGCGTACCTGGCGGCGTGGACCAACAGTACCGTGCGCACCGTCATCCGTGCATTGAATCACCTGACGGAAAAGGGGCTGCTGGATGCCAGGGATATCCCAGGACCTGGGAACCGGAAAAGCTACCGTGCCAATGTGACAAAATGTCATGTTGGGAGTGACAAAATGTCATGTCAACATGACAAAATGTCACCTCCTAATATAAATACTAATCATAATAAAATTGATAACCCTATGTATGCGGAGGGATTTGACCGGTTCTGGGCGGCGTACCCCAACAAGAAGGCAAAGGACAAGGCACGGAAAGCCTGGGAGAAGCTGCAGGCGGATGCGGACCTGACGGAGCGCATCATGGCGGCACTGGAAAAGCAGAAGAAGAGCCGGCAATGGACCAAGGACAACGGGGAATATATCCCTCACCCGGCAACCTGGCTGAACGGCAGGCGCTGGGAGGACCAGGTTACGGAGCAGAAGAAGGGCTACGCCACCAATGACATCCGGCAGGAGGACATGGACCAACTGCTGAAGGACCTGATGGAGGATATCTAATGGCAAGACAATACGAGGAAGCGGAACAGATCGCCGTGTTTACCTGGGCACGCTACCAGGAATGCGTCCACCCGGAACTGAAATGGCTGTTCCATGTACCCAATGGGGGAGCCCGTGACCGGGTGACGGGTGCCAAGCTGAAGGCGGCAGGGGTCAAGCCGGGTGTGCCGGACATCTGCCTGCCCGTGGCCCGTGGCGGGTATCACGGACTGTATATCGAACTGAAATATGGCAAGAACACCACCAGCGAGAGCCAGAAGGAATGGCTCACCCATCTCACGGAAGCCGGCTACAAGGCCCAGGTGTGCTATGGGCGTGATGAGGCGGTGCAGGCCATCAAGGATTACCTGGAGGTGGTGTCATGAAGAAGGACAGCTGCAAGCGGGAGGAGAAGATGATGCGCTGGGCGTACCGCAAGTGGTGCGAGGGCTTCAGCGTGACGGACATTGCCGGAGCACTGGACGTGGACCCCAGCTTCCTCTACTGGCAATTCCGCAAGCGGAAATGGAAGCGCGTGAGGATCCCACTGGTATATGAGGAGGAAGCATGAAACAGTATTATCCATCGCGGCTGCGGGTGTGGCTGCGGAATCTGTTCATCCTGCAGGGGCTGCTGCAGCTGCAGGAGGATGACTTTATGAAGATGGCACTGGAGAGCGCCATGCGGCACAGCGCCAGGATGCTCATCCTGGAGGGAGGAAAGCAACATGAGGAACGATAAGGATATGGTGCAGCTGCTGACCGGCATCACGGCCATGGCGGTATTGACGGTGGCCATCGTGGCGGCAGGCTTTGCATTATTACTGGAGGTGTTGGCATGAGACCATTGACAATGGAAGAACAGGAAGCCCTGCGGGAAGACAGGGTGACCATGATCAAGCTTGCCAGGGAGGAGCTGCAGGCATTCCTGGACAGCGGCCTGCCTGCCTGTGCGCTCTCCAACTACGGGTATGCCACGGACTATGCCTGCCTGCAGTACCGCACGGCGGCAAAGCGGTGGTTCCGTGACCAGGACCGCAAGGAAATGATACGGATCATCTACAAGCAGCGTGAGATTTACGCGGAAAGGGTGGACCATGGAAGAAGCTGAAGCCAGGGAAAAGGAATGGGTCTACAGCTGCGGGGAATTCTACTGCTCCGGCTGCGGGCTGAAGGCTGTCATTTATGTTGGTGAATTACACTACTGCTACCGGTGCGGCGCGCACATGGCGGCACCATGGGAAGGAAAGAAAGATGAAATACGGAAATAACATGACCGCATTGAATGACTATCTCTTTGAGATGATGGATGCGGTGAGCAATGAGGACCTGACGGGGGAAGCCCTGGAGGAGGAGCTGAAGCGGACCAGTACGAAGCTGAAGGTGGCAGAAGCCATCATGGCAAACAGCCGCCTTGCACTGGACGTGATGGTGGCCACCAATGAGTACGGCCTGGACGGTGCGGACCATGTGCCGAAGCTCCTGGCGGGGGAATGAGCATGCCTGGGGTGCGGAAATTCCCTCTCTGGTATGTGGACTGGGTGCGGGAGAACGTGGCCAAGTACACGACCAGGGAGATGGCAGAGGCCAGTGAGCGGGAGACGGGCATCGTGGTGGACTACAAGCAGATTCTGAACCTGAAGAAGAACAACCACATTGCCAGCGTCAAGGTGGACCATGGGAAGCAGGCGTACATGCTCTTTACTGCGGAACAGGAGCAATGGATCCGGGAGAACGTGAAGGGAAGGGGCAATGCGGAACTGGCGGCTCTCATCAACGAGCGCTACGGGATGGCCATCACCCGCAAGCAGATAATGGGGTGGAAAAAGAACCACCACATTACCAGCGGGCTGACGGGACACTTCTACACCAGGGAAAACCCAGTAAAGGACCCACACTTCCGGCGTGGCATGCCGTGTACCAGCAAGGCGAAATTCAAAAAGGGGAACCGCCCGCATAACGCCGTGCCGGTGGGGACGGAACGCAAGCGGGATACCTCCTACTGGTGGGTGAAGGTGGCTGAGCCGAACCAATGGCGGCAGAAGCATATCCTCCTCTGGGAAGCTGCCAACGGCCCCATACCACCAGGGCACTGCCTGAAATTCCTGGATGGGAATAGGGACAATGTGTGCCTGGAGAACCTGCAGCTCATCACGAAGCGGGTGAACAAAATCATGAACTATCACCACCTGAATTTTCCGGAACCGGAGATGACGAAGACGGGAATCCTTCTTGCCCAGGTGACGGTGAAGGCACAGGAGCGGAAACGGGAACAGAAGAAAGGAAAACAGAATGATCAAGGATAGCGGAGAAAGGACAATGTTTGCGACAGGGGCCGTCCGTGACATGCATGGCGGCAAGGGACGGATGGACCTGCTGCCGTGGGAAGCCATCATGGAGGTGGCAAAGCATTGCGAGGAGGGCGCCCTCAAATACGGGGAGCATAACGTGGACAAGGGCATCCCTGCCCACAGCCTCTGTGACAGTGCCATGAGGCACCTGGCGAAATTCATGGCGGGGTGGACGGATGAGGACCACCTGCGCAGTGCGGCGTGGAATATACTGTTTTGTTTGGAAATGCGGGTGAAGCATCCGGAATTGATGGACGTGCCGTGGGTGGAAGAAGATGAAAGAGGTTAAGATGGAAAAATGAAGAAAGTGTGTTGGATCAGCGCTGGCGTTTCATCATTTGTGGCAGGATATTTGGAGCGGGAAACCGTAAACGAATATCTGTACATAGATGTAGCAGATCAGCACGAAGATAGCATGAGGTTTATTAAAGACTGCGAGAAGGCTCTTGGGAAAGAAATCAATATCCTCAAAAACACGCAGTACAAGGATGTTGATGATGTGATCCGTTCCACGGGATTCATCTGCAACATTGCCACGGGATATACGCCATGTACGAATATCCTGAAAAAGAGGATACGCAAAGAATGGGAGATGGAGCAAGAAGACAATGACATCTGTTATGTCTGGGGATTTGATTGTGCTGAAAAGCACAGGGCAGAAAGGCTGCTGGATTCGATGCCGGAGGTGTCCCATAGTTTTCCACTGATAGACAGAATGCTGTCGAAAGAGGATGCGCACGGTATCTGTGACATGCTTGGCATTAGGAGACCTTTGATGTATGACCTGGGATATCGAAATAATAACTGCATAGGATGCATCAAAGGCGGGATGGGGTACTGGAATCGAATCAGGAGAGATTTCCCGGAAGTGTTTGAAAGTCGTATGAAGCTGGAACAGGACCTTGGCATAACCATACTGAAAGGCATGTATCTGAAAGACCTTGACCCAAACAGGGGTAGACTGGAAGAAGATGTTCCAATGGAGTGCAGCATCATGTGCCAGCTGAATATTTAAAAAGGAGATGAAGGAAAAATGATGGACCTGATTGAGAGGGAACCCCTGTTTGCAGCTCTCTGCAGCAAATGCTCCGGACATTACTTACGAAACGTGAGCATTGAAGAATGCCGGGAAGAAATCTGCGCGACAAAAGACACAATCATGGCGGCTCCGGCAGTGGATGCCTTGCCGGTGGTGCGGTGTAAAGATTGCAAACATTGGTTGAAAGATGTGGCAGGATGTACCGAGAATGTCGGTAGATGCGAGTGGGCAAATTGGATGGTCGGAGATAATGGATACTGCGTGTATGGAGAACGGAAAGAGGTGCAGGAGGTGCGGGATGAAGACGGTTAAGATGGCGGTGGGGGCGCCCGGTCATGTGCCGGTGCCTTCCGGCTGCAGCATGGCGGAAGACTGCTTCCACTGCCCGTACCGGGACTGCAAGGCAATTGCCAACGAACTGACAGGCGGACAGGTGACCTATGAGGAAGCCCTGAACCGCGGGCTGAAGCGGCAGGCGGTCCGCCTGTACCTGACGGGCTACATGGCACGGGAGGTGGCAGCCATCATGAAGGAGCCAGCCGCCAGGGTTGGAAAATGGATTTGGGAAGCCAGGAAGGCGGGTGTGTGCGTATGATCACGGAGAAGGATTTGAAGCAGATCGGGTGGATGAAGCAGAGCCTTGACAATATTGAGCTGCAGATATCCCTTTTGACGGAGAGCATGCAGCTGCATGGCGTGACCTATGACGGTGACCGGGTGACTACCTCCAAGCAGGACCGCATGGCGGAGTATGTGGCAAAGATGACGGACCTTCAGGATAAGTGGCGGGCCAAGCGCCTGCGTCTTGAGAACCTCAAGCTGAAGGTGGATGCGGAACTTGATAAGCTGGAGCCGGAGCAGGCGAACATCATCAGAATGCGCTACATCAACCTGTGGGGCTGGAAGAAGGTGTGCCGCAAGGCAAACATGAGTTACACCACCGCCAAGCGGGTCATGGCGGCAGGCAAGGCTGCCCTGTTCGGGCAGGAAAAAACGGCAGGAAAACAAGGTCGATAGATTTTGGACCATTTCCCTGTGCTACAATGCCAAACTGTAAAACGAGGGCGAAAAAACGCCCTCATTTTTTATGCGTAAGGAGGGATGGTTTTGGCAAACCAACAAAACCTGATTCCTGTTCGAAGCGTGAACGAAGCGAGAGCGATGGGCGCGAAAGGCGGCAAGGCATCAGGGGAAGCAAGGCGGAAGAAGAAGAGCCTGCAGGCAGCATTGCAGGCACTGATGGAGCACAGGACACCTGTGGATGTTTCTGCGGAGCTGGGACTGAAGAAGAGCACGTCCAACTATGAAGCCATGGCCGTGCGGATGCTCTACAAGGCACTGCTTGACGGTGACGTCCGTGCGGCGGAATTCATCCGGGACACCTGCGGGGAAAAGCCCGTGGCCCAGGTGAAGGCGGAGACGGCCGTGAGCCTCAGCCCGGAGGATGTGGCGCTGCTGGAAAAGGTGGGTGCAAGACTGCATGCATCCAACGGTTGAAGCTGCCTACCGCAGCGAGGTAGCTTACTGCATCGCGCATCCGGACTACTTCGTTGCGAACTACTGCCACATTGAGGACAAGGATACCACGGAGATCGTGGTTCCGTTTTCCATGTGGCCTGCCCAGCGGGAGGCGCTGCTGGAGATACATGAAAACCGCCTCAACATCATACTGAAAGCGCGCCAGCTTGGTATTACCTGGCTGGCGTTAAGCTATGCAGCCTATGTGCTGCTGCAGCCCGGCAAGACCGTAGTGGCCATGTCCAGGACCGAGGCAGAAGCCAAGGAACTGATACGGCGCATGGGGGTCATCGTGGGGAATGCCCCGGAACTGTTCCGTGACACCCACACCCAGGCGCTGACCTGCACGGTACACCATCCCAATGGTATGGATTCCGTGATGCAGGCGTTCCCGGCTGCTGCCGGAGCAGCACGATCGTTTACGGCAAACCTCATCGTATTGGATGAGTGGGCGTTCCAGACCTACGCCAGGGAGATTTGGGCTTCTGCCTACCCGACCATCAACCGACCCACGGGCGGCAAGGTGATCGGGCTATCGACCATCAAGCGCGGCACCCTCTTTGAGGACATCTGGAACGGGGACTTCGGCTTCCACAGGATCTTCATCCCGTGGAGCGCAGACCCCAGGCGGACCCAGGAATGGTATGACAGGACCCATGCGGCCCTGGGGGACCAGTGCCTGGCGGAGTATCCCTCTACCGCAGAGGAAGCGCTGACCGTGACCGGCGGTGCCTTCTTCCCGGAGATACGGGGAGACATCCATCTGACCGACCACCTGCCCGGTGGGGAATGCCGGCGTTATGTCTCACTGGACTACGGCCTTGACAAGCTGGCCTGCTACTGGCACTGCGTTGACCTACATGGCAATGACATCGTGTACCGGGAACTGGCAAAGTCGGGGCTCATCGTCAGTGAGGCGGCTGCAGCCATCCTTTCCGCCTGTGGAAACGAGGATATCGAGTGCGTGTACGCGCCGCCTGATCTTTGGAACCGCAACCGTGATACAGGACGAAGCACGGCGGAAATCTTTTCTTCGTTCGGGCTGCCCATGCGCATGACCAGCAATGACCGTGTGCAGGGATGGCTCGACCTGAAGGAATGGCTTGCCCCGCGTGAAACTGCCAACGAGCAGACCGGGGAACGGCACATGACTGCGAGGATGCGGTTCCTCGCAGGTGCTGTGCCGTACTTATGGGATTGCCTGGTGAAGATACAGCGGGATGACAGAAGACCCAATGACTGCGCCAACGATCCCCATGAGCTGACCCACGGACCCGATGCGCTGCGTGCCTTCGCTGCCGGCAGGCCCATGCCTGCCCTGGAGCCGGAGCTGCCACGGGACCCGTATTTTGATGACCTGGCCTATGAGGACCAGGTGGGAGAGTTTTTCCGTTTTGGAGGGTGACATGGAGTTTATCTTATCTTCAATCCTTTGCCTGCTGTTCGTGGGCATCGGCTTTGCAGCAGGACTGCTGGTGGCAGGGCGGCGTACCACAGCGCCCATGGGCGATGAGGAACGGGCTGAAAAGCAGGAGCGCCTGGACCGGCAGTGGGATGCCTTATTCCAGTTTGATGGGAGGAATGACTGATGGCGACAAGGTTCAGGGTGCCGTCCGCCGAGGAGGTATGGACGGAGGTGCTCCGCGGCAAGGAGTACAAAAGCGCAATCGGGCTCTATGAGACCGTGAAGACCAACGAAGCCTATTACATCGGGGACCAGTGGGGGAACCTGAAGGGCAAGACGCCGGACTTATTGCTGGTGACCTTGAACATGCTGCAGCGTGTGGTGGCGATGCATGTGGCCAAGGTGTGCAGCGATGACTTCGGTGCGAACTTCACTGCCTTTAACGAGACGGAGGAGAGCGCAGCGGAAATGCGGATGATCTCCGAGCAGGTGGAGAATGCCGTGGAACTGATGGACCTGAAGCGGCAGAACAAGCAGCATGTGAGGGACTGCGCCGTGGACGGTGATACCTGCTGCTACTTCTGGTGGGATGCGGATGCCCCCACCGGGCAGGAGGCAAAGGGTGCCATCCAGACAGAGATCGTGGAGAACATGAACGTCATCTTCGGCAATCCCTATGATGCCAGGGTGGAGCGGCAGCCCTACATCATCCTGCTCCTGCGCAAGCCCTACACCGAGGTGCAGGAGGAAGCCAGGGAGAACGGCATTGATGAGGAGAGCGTTGCTTCCATCCGTCCGGATGATGAGGCACACCTTGGGGAAGAGGGCACGGACAACAAGCTGTGCACCGTGGCGGTCCGCCTGTGGCGGGATGAGGACGGCCATGTGTGGTGCCAGAAGAGTGCCGAGCATTCCCTGGTGCGGGAAGCCTGGGACACGGACCTGATGCGCTACCCCATTGCCTGGATGAACTGGGACAAGGTGCGCAACAGCTACCACGGCCGCAGCTGCATGACGGGGCTCATCGACAACCAGGTGGCGGTGAACACCACCTATTCCTCCATCATGACGCAGATCAGGAACACGGCGTTTAACAAGCTCATCTATTCCGATGCGGTTGGCAAGTGGAACCCGTCTCCTGCTGCTGCCATCCGCGTGCCCGGCAGCATTGACGTATCCAAGGTGGCTACCTACCTGCAGGGTGCCAGCGTCAACCCGTCCATCACCCAGGTCATTGACTCCATGGTGGGCATGACCAGGGACTTCATGGGCGTGAGTGACGCCACCATGGGCAACGTCAATCCCACGAATGCCTCTGCCATCATTGCCTTACAGAATGCGGATGCGGTGCCCATGGAACTGCACCGGCAGGAATACCACAGCTTTGTCGAGCAGCAGGTGCGCATCATCGTGGAAATGATGCGGGCCTATTACGGCAAGCGGGAGGTCATCGTGTATAAGCCGCATCCCCAGAGCGGGGCACCCATCCGGGTGAAGATGGCTTTCGATTTTTCCAGCCTCACCAATGAGAACTACAAGATACGGGTGGATGTTGGCGTGGCTTCCTACTGGAACGAGACCCTCCAGGTGGAGACGCTGAACAACATATTCACCTCCGGAATCATGCAGGATGCGGAAGCCTTCAGCCTGTTTTTAGAGGTGATGCCGGACAAGTATGTGCCCAAAAAACAAAAACTGATGGACTTTGCGAAAAAGAAGATGGACGAGGCAGGCGGCCAGGAGGGCGGCTCCTCCCCGGTGCCGGACATGCGTTTTAAAAATGCAGGCTTCCGCCCGGATGAGCGCCAGTACGGACAGAAGGCATAAACGATTCCGTTTATACCGTCAACAAATGAGTTTATATACACGCCAACCATAGCGTGTGGAAAGGAAGAAAGAGCGAATGGAAATGGAGAATACCACTCTGGATGTCCAGGAGCAGGAGCCTGCTTTGGAGGACAGCCTCTTTGATGAGGACTGGGACGATACCGAAGCAGAGGGCGGGGAGCCTACTGAAGAGCAGGCGCCTGCCGAACAGACCTATACCGTCAAGTACAACGGTGCCGAGCAGCAGCTGACCATGGAGCAGCTTATCGAGCATGCACAGAAGGGCATGAACTACGATAAGGTCCGCGGTGAGCGGGACTCCCTCCGGGAGGGCAACATCTACAAGGCCATGCAGGCGTATGGCAAGAAGATGGGCATGGGCGCCGAGGATGCGGCCAAGTATCTACTGGATACGGAAGCGGCAGATGCCGAGCTGGAAGAGGAAAAAACCATCCGCGACCAGTATGGCAACCTGCCCAATGAGGTGATCCGGGAACTGGTGGCAGCCCGTACCGCAGGAAAGAAGCGGGATGTGGACAAGGCGGCAGAGGCAAAGGAGCAGGAGCGCTGGGGCAAGGCCCTGGAGGCGTATCCTGACCTGAACATGGACAATGTGCCTGCTTCCGTCATGGAGGCCGTGTCCAGGGGCGTTGACCCGCTCATGGCACTCCGGGAGAACGAGATCGCCCAGCTGAAGGCGCAGCTCGCCTCCGCTTCCACCGAACAAAAAAATGAATTGAACAGAGCCAGGTCCGTGGGAAGCGTTCGGTCCAACGGTGGGGCCGAGAAAGACCCGTTCCTGCAGGGCTTCGGACTCTAAAGGAGTAAAAAATGGCTGTTTATCTTCACACCAAGTATGCCGACAAACTGGCACTCAAGTTTACCCATGAATCCTTCCTGGCAGGCAAGACCAGCAAGGACTGGAAATGGGATGGCGCAGCCCATGTCGTGCTGACCACCATCGCAACCCAGGCACCCGGCACCTATTCCAGGATCGCTTCTGCCAACCGCTTTGGCACGCCCACCGAGCTGCAGGATGCCATCCAGACCATTGACATCCTGCAGGACAAGTCCTTCAGCATCGTCATTGATCACGGCAACAATACCCAGCAGCAGATGATCAAGCGCGCAGGCGAGGTCATGAACGCACAGATCAAGGAGCAGATGGTGCCCGAAGCAGACGCCTATGCCCTGGGCGTTTATGCCACCGGCGCAGGCCAGGACGTCGTGACCGGCAACCTGTCCAAGACCAACATCCTGGATGCCCTGGTCAAGGTAGAGGCAGCCCTTGCGGATGCTTTCGCACCGGAAGAGGGCCGCTACGTGTTCCTGCCCAACATCGCAGTCGGCTATCTCCGCCAGAGCCTGACCAACTGCGACACCATCACCGACCGCCTGCTCATGAAGGGCGTGGTCGGCAAGTTTGGCACCCTCAACGTGGTTGGCATTCCTGCTTCCATGATGCCCTCCGGTGCCACCCTGCTGGCATTCCAGAGCAAGGCTGTTGTCCTGCCCATGCAGATCACCAAGACCATCATCCACGAAGACCCCCAGGGCTTCGATGGCAATGTTCTTGAGGGCCGCTACCTGTATGACGCCGCTGTTGTGGATGCATACAAGGAAGCCTGCATCAAGGGTAAGGTATCCTAATTAAGGGAACCGGGGAACCGTAACGAACAATCGGATGAAAACCGAACGAAAGAGGCACTCACTTTGGCACTTGGTGGGTGCCTCTTATTCCATATAGGAGGGAAACATGACGGGATTTGATATCTATACGGCAGCAGCTGCCACACTGTATACGGACACGGGCAAGAACGTGGCCGATGAAAAGTTTACGGTACAGTTTCTCAACCGGATCATGCAGGAGACACTGTCCTGCGAGAACAGCATCAGGGAAGCATCAGGTGAAGAACTGCTGACGGCAGCACCTGTCATCAATACATTGGACCAGGCCATCCCGTACCACGATGACCTGACCCGTACCGCCTTTGTGTATGAACTTGCCAGCCTTTACCAGCAGGAGGAGCTGGATGCCTACCAGGCCAGCTACTACCACGGCATGTACCTGCAGGCGGTCCACGATGCCAAGAAAGGCGTGTGGGAAATCCTATGAGCATACCAAGCACCAACTGGTACACGAAAATCTATTCGCAATTCCGCGGCGCAGATTTTAGTACGGATGCCACGAACATTGCGGATGTCCGTGCCGCTGACATGGAGAACATGGTGGCGGATGAGGCGGGCTTCCCGTCCAAGAGGGTAGGCTGGCGGGAACTGTTAAACATGGGCGGCGGTGCCGTGAATGGGATCCACTACATGAAATACCAGAAGGGCTGCGGCGTTTGGTTCGTCCACACAGGAAAGCAGCTGCTGGCCATCCCGCACATCCAGCGGATGCGGAACGTGCTGCCGGATGCGGAGCACCTGGATGTGGAATACACGAAGGACTTCCTCCCCACGCAGCAGCATGTGGACTGGCTGCAAAGCTATGTGGAGGGCACGGCCACCGTGACCTACGAATGGCAGAAAAAGAATGCCGACATGAACGGGGACGGCATCGTGGACGGGGAAGACGTGAAGCTGCTGCAGGCCATGGCGGACAATGACATGACCGCCGACCTGGAGGGAACCGTGTACACGGTAGTCTCCGAGGCACTGCAGAACGGGCCCAGCGTTTCCTTTGAGCATGACGGTGACCTGTACCTGATGGATGGCAATGGCTATTACGTCATTAAGCGCCTGGAGGCGGACACGGAGGCGGGGACGGATTACTATGGCAGGTTTGAACTTGCCCCGGTGACCGGCTACATCCCCACCACCGGCGTGAGTGGCTACTACTATTACGATGAGCAGAATGAAAAGGACCCAGGCACCTGGATGCACTGCACGGAATATGAGCAGCGGAACCTGCTGGCAGCATCCTGCTACAACACCATGGCAGGGGACGGCGTACACAAGGACTTCTGGACCACGGAAAAGGGTACCGTGGATGCCGTGGAGCTGCTGGGTGCGGACGGGGAATGGACCGCTACCACGGACTATACGGCAGCAGAGGACGGTACCAGGATGAAGATCACTTTCACCACGGCGCCATCCCAGCACCAGGACGGTGCGGGCCTTGACAACATCCGCGTGACACTGACACCTTCCCGTGGGCTGGACGGGGATGTCATCCGCCGGTGCAACATTGCGACCAGGTACGGCTATTTTAACGATAACCGGTGGTTCGTGACGGGGAACCCGGACACCCCCAACCGGGACTACATGAGCGGCGTGGATGACCCCACCTACTTCCCGGAGTTTGGCTGGACGGACATCGGCGGCAGCTATGCGGCCATCCAGGGATACCTCCATTACGGTGATGTGCTTGCCATCGTGAAGGAGGACACCAACGTGGAGCCGGAGCTCTACATCCGCAGCTGCGAGGTGCAATCGGACCAGAGCGTGCTGTTCCCGGTACAGCAGGGCATCATCGGCGTGGGGGCTGCCTCCCGCTTTGCCTTTGCCAACCTGCGGGATGATGCACTGTTCTATGCCAGGGAGGGCGTTTATGCGGTGGTGGGCACGGATGCGAGCCAGCGCTTTACCCTGCAGAACCGCAGCTTCTATGTGGACGCCAGGCTGCGCAGGGAGAGCGGCAAGCCTGTTGCCTGTGTATGGCAGGACAAGTACCTTTTATGCTTCCCGGATACGGGCAATGTCTATGTGGCAGATGCGAAGCAGCAGAGTGGAAACGATACAGGATCCATTTGGTATGAGTGGTACTTCTGGACCAACATCCCTGCCTGCTGCTTCTATGAGATTGACGGTGCGCTGTACTTCGGTACCAGGGACGGACGCTTCTGCCGCTTCAACGATGACTGGGAGGACCTGCACCGGTATTCTGACGGCGCCTGCCGGACGGAGGACGGATGGACGGACGGGGAAGCCATCGTGGCGTACTGGAAGACGAAAGCGGACTTCCTCTCCGGCATCAGCGAGACCAAGAGCCTTTCCCGCCGTGGGTGCAGCCTGATGCTCAAGCCCTACACCCGATCCAGCGTGGAGGCGGTGGTGGAGAGTGAGGGCCTTATCGTAAACCAGACGGTGGATGTCATCGGGGATGCGGTGATCTCCACGGTGTTCCCGTTTGAGCGGAGCGTGAAGCGCTTCTCCACCATACAGATGACATTTAAGAACAAGGAACTGGATGAGGGATTTGGCATCTACGGCATTCAGCTGCGGTACGCCATTGACAGATTAGTGAGGTAGCAATGGAAGAAAGAATCATTCCCGGATATGAGCAGTATAAGAAATACATCACCAAGGCACAGAAGGCGAAGCTGGTAGAGGGACAGCAGCGTTTCAACAACCAGCTGGCGGACGAGCGGGTGAATGCCATGGGACAGATGCGCTCTGACATCAACCAGCAGCGTGCCTACCTGCAGAACAGGGGCCTTGCCGGCAACGGCACCCCGTTCCACAGCGGTGCGGAGGCTTACGGCGTGCAGCAGAACCAGGCTGCCTTCCGTGGCTACAACCAGCAGCTGCAGGGCGTGCAGGATGCGCAGACGGAGCAGCTGGCGGCAAAGTTTGCCAGTGACACCCGCCGTGCCCGTGCCCGTGCTGCCGCCCAGAAGCAGTTTACCGAGTACCTGGATAAGCTGACCAATGCGGACCGCGATGAGATGATGAACGGCACCGGCGATGAGGCCAAGGCTTTCCAGGCACAGGTGAAGAAGGCGCTGGGCAAGAAGGGCATGGATACCCTGCGGGGACAGACCTACACCAGCCGCACCTCTGCCGAGAACGTGATGAACTACATGGGCGGGCTTTCCCAGAAGGAACTGGCCAGCCTCGACACGGACCCTGCCATGGCGGGCATCCGGCAGGAGATCATCGACTCCGTGGGCATGGAGAACTATGAACTGATGAAGGGCTACTATGCAAAGCCCAAGCAGACGAGCGTATCCTCCATGGGGCAGGGCTTGAGCTTTGACGCCAAGAGCGCCATCAGCCGCCTTTCCTCCATGGGCACCACGGGAAACCAGGGAAGGATGGAGCAGGACATTGCCACACGCATGAACGCCACACTGGATGCCTTTAACGGAAACCCTGCCCTGTCCATGCCCGTGCAGCAGCTTGGCATGGTGACGGTGGCAGACCGTGCGGACCGTGCCGCTGCCATCCAGCCCACCTACAACCTGGATGCCTACCGCGGGGAATGGCTGGACCAGAATTACAACTACACGCAGAACGAGGCACGCATCCAGGAACTGAACGGGAACCTGGAGAATGCCGGCAAGTTTGTGGAGAATGCCCAGCGCCTGGTGGACCATTACACCACGCTTTCCAAGACCCGCCAGCTGACCATGGACGAGTGGGAGCAGATGGAGCAGGCCTCCTACTATGTGAAGAACTCCTCCAAGATTGCGGAGGAATGGGGCAAGGAGATTGCCGCCCTGGAGCGCAAGCAGGCCAAGGCAGAGGAAGCCTGGGGCGATGTGCGTACCTTCTTTACGGATACCATGCCGCGCTATGGCCAGTATGACCTGGGCGATATGGAGGAGATCATCGCACAGCGCAAGGCAGCCGGTGACACGGCAGGTGCGGACGAGGCAAGCCGTGTGCTTGCACAGAAGCTGCAGGACTACACAGCCAGCTGGACCCAGGAAGCCAAGGATGGCGGCAACACCACGGCGGGTCATGCCTACCACGGTGAGCCGGAGGATTACACCTTTGAGAACAACACGGGATCCCATTATTACAATGTTGTCAACGATAACAAGGTGCTGCTGTGGTGGAACGAGCAGGCGAACCGGGCGCTGCTGAAGCAGACCCAGGATGCCGTCTCTACCATTGGCGGCATGAGTGACGGCGCTGTGCTGTTTGAGACACTGTTCGGCTCCATCAAGGGCGTGGCACAAGGCAGGGGCGCAGCTGCCGGCATTGCGGAAATGACGGACACGGCCTGGACGGAGGAAGAATTCAAGGCGTGGCAGCACATGAATGACCAGGATGTGTTCCTGGCAGAATATGCCGAGGGCATGACCAAGGAGCAGGTGGATACCTTCAACTATGTGTACAACGCCTACGGACCTGCGGAAGCGGACCGGTACTTTGAAAGCATCTTCGCCCAGCTGGATGCCAGGGTGGCGGACAATGTATCCGAATCTGCCAGGGAAATCGTGGAAGGGCATGCCATCCTTGGCACGCTTGTCTCCACGCCGGTGAACTTTGTCCTGTCTGCCGTGAGCCCACTGACCAATGCCCGTGCCAGCATGCTGACACCGGAGGGCTATGGCGGCTCCAAGGGACAGGCAGCCAAGAACAACTATGCCCAGCTGATGCGTGCCGGCGTGCAGCAGAACGAGCACATGGGTGCGGAGGGCAGCTTCTACTACGGCGTGGCAACCTCCATGCTGGACAGCTGGTTTGCGGCAGGACTTTCCGGCAATGCCTTCGGCGGTGGTCCCGGTGCCAATGTCGGCGGTACCATGCTGGGCATGAGCGCATTCAATTCCTCCTACCAGGAGGCGGTGAACCGCGGGCTTGCACCGGCACAGGCCTATACCACGGCAGTGGTGGCAGGTGCCATTGAAATGCTGACGGAAAAGTATTCCATTGAGACATTGCTCAATACCCATGAGGCGAAGCTGTTCAGCCCTGAATTCTTTGCGAACATTGCGAAGCAGAGCATCTCCGAGGGCAGCGAGGAAACGGCCTCCAGCATATGCAACAACATTGCGGATGTCATCATCAATGGTGACAAGGCGGAGCTGGTCCAGCAGTACCATCAGCTGGTGGATTCCGGTGATTACGATGAGAAGGGTGCCCTTGGCAAGGTGATCTGGGATGCCGTCAAGGAGACAGGAATGGAGACACTGGCAGGCATGATGTCCGGTGCCCTGTCCGGCGGAAGCGCTACCGTGATGCAGAACTTCTCCACCTGGATGCATGGCGGCAAAACCACGGCACAGTATGCCCGTGAGGGTGAGGCTATCCGTACTGACGAAGAGCAGATGAAAAAGCTGGCTGCGCACGAATTTACCAGCGAAATCGGGCAGGACCTGATGGAGAGCGCCGAGAGCGTGGAGAAGGCATCCGATGCGGAGCTGGCAAGACTGAACGAGGTCATGCAGATGGAGGAGGCTGCCAGCGAAGCGGTGAGCGGCGTGAAGGCACAGGAGGGCGCCATGGAGGCGCTGCGTGCCTATGAATACCGCAGCCCGGAGGCACAGGTGGTGGCACAGAAAGAGAACTACAGCGACAGTGACATCGCCTACCTTGCCCAGGAGCGCCTCAACCAGGAGATGCAGGACGCAGCACAGGCACTGTCCTCCAACCAGGAAGCCATGAAGACCTACCCGGTATTCACCAAGATTGCCAACGGGCAGGCCATTACCATGGAGGAAGCCCGGCAGATTGCGGACAATGATGCTGCCATGGCATTCTTTGCACAGAAATACGGCGCTGCCAATGGCGCTGACGGCGTGCTGCAGAATGCCACCATGGCATCCCGCAAGGTGCAGCGGACCTATGGCACGTTAAAGGATGCCCAGGTGAGCGGAACCACGGCAAGGAAAGCGGAGAAGATCTTCCGCGATGCCAGCACCATTGCGGAGGATACCAAGACGCAGGACTTTAAGACCAGGCGCGGCTCCGTGCAGGTGGCTCTGCGGAGCGGTGATACCCGTTACTTCTCCAGTCAGCAGAAGGCTGCCATCGGGTTATGCATCGCAGCTGCCAATGCCACCGGTGCCAACATCGTGGTGAGGGATACCTTCCGCACCAGTGACAAACAGAGGCTGAAGGACACGCCACGCGGCTTCTACGACCGTGATACCAATACCATTGAAATTGCCCTGGATAGTGACCAAAGCGTGGCCTATGTGCTTGGACATGAACTGGTGCATTACATGGAGCACTTTGCCGGTGAGGGCTATGCCGCCTTCCGTGACATCGTGTTTGATGCCCTGGACAAGGTGGATGTCTCCAAGCTGGATGCGGACCTGCAGCGCACCATCCAGGCGGCCAGGGAGCAGAACCCGGAGATGAGCATCTCCGAGGCCATGGTGGCGTATGAGAACAA